CGGCTTATCAGTTCAGGGTGAACACGATGGCGTTGGCGGCGAAGGACAGCACGTCGCCAGGGGCCAGAGTCTTGCTGGTGGTCAGGTCAGAGTAGAGCAACAGGTTGCCGGCGGTCAGTGAGTCGTAGATGCCGATGTGCGTAATCGTCACCGAGGAGACAGCCTCGCCGTTGGCCGGGAAGGTCACGGTGGAAGCGTTCTTGGTCGCCCCGGACGAAATCGCCGTAAAGGTAATCTCCTGCCGAGCGTAGCCTGTGTAAGTCGTCTCGGTCACCGTCCCCGCCTCGCCGTCGGAAACGGCGGTGAACAGCGCCAGGTAACATTTGGAGGGGGCCGTCCAGTTGGTGCCACGTAGCACCTCGACGATCTTTTCTTCGGTGTAGTTGGTAAAGGCACCCGTCGTGGCCATGAGCGTAACTCCGCGTCAAATATAAAAAACTGGACGGCGTCAGGCCGTCCCTTTGGAATCGTCTACTGGAGAACTACCCAGCGCCGCTTGGGAAGAGCTGCCCAGGGCGGCATCCGCCAGGGCCTGGTGCGTCTGCGCCCGCTGCTCATTGGCCGCGTACTCGGCGTCCTTGGCGTAAGCGCGGGCCAGGATCAGATCGACCAGCACGCCGATGTAGGTGTCGTCGAGCTCCAGCGTGCCGCTTAGCTTCCCGACAGTCACCGCCGTTGGCGCCGCCGAGTACACCACCTCGATCGTGTTGGTTGCCGCCGCTGGCGGGTAAACCAGAAACTCCTTCGGCAACAGCGGATCGAACACATAGAGCTGAATGTCGGCTTCCGCCGCCTTGCTGTGCCAGTCCGGATGCTCGTTATCCAGCACCGACTGCGTCACCAGCTTGATCGCTCGCTTGGTGGAACTGGACATGTTGCGCACAACGGCACGGAGGCGCGTCGCCGTGGGAAAGCCGCCCGGGGTCTTGTTCAACACCTGGCGCGTGCCCGCCGCACAGGTGAAGGTGCCCGATTTCATGTTGGCATCGGGACGCAACAGCACAATGTAGCGTTGCGCGTCGTTTAACCAATTCAGCATCTCATCCTGCGGCCAACGGATGTTGTTGTCCTGAAGGATCGCATTGCAGCGGTCGAGAATGGCTTGGGCGGTAATGGAGGACATGCCGGCTCCTTAGAAGCTGTGCGTGCGCACGCGCAACGGCACCGAACCGCCGCCCCGCGCCCGCCGAATGTTCTGGTTGTGGATGGCGTACTCGAAAATCTTGCGATCCTCGGCCTCGAACTGGGGGTTCACCCAGTCGCCGTAGTTACGCCGCACCCAGGCTCGCGCCCCAGCGGCGATAGCCTCACGCAAGTCGCTGTACAGCGCGTCCGCCACCCGCGTCGCCGTATCCTTGGGTCGCAGCGTAACCACCGCCGTCAGGGTCTCGTCCGCGTCGGGAATCGGTCCCAACACCAGGGTCCGGTCCCCTTCCAGGTAGTAATACGCCGGCGTGCCGCTATCTACATCAAGCCCCTGGGTCACGAACTCGGCGCGGAACAAGGGGGTCAGCAGCTCGGCGTCACGCTGCACACTCAGGACTTCCCAATGGGTGTCTGTGTCGGGGTACAACGTCACCGCCGCCTCACCGGAGACCACGTCCACCGTCACCGCCTCGGTCAGGAACTGGGTACGCTTGCAAAACTCAATGCAGGCGTCGCGCACCCCATTTTCCAGGATCATCTCCGGGCAACCCGGCAGGCGGCCCCGTACCAGCGGCAGGAAGCTCTCTAGCGTGACCATTTACGCCACCCCCTGGCGACTGGGGTCCAGTTTCGCCCACCAGTGCGTTTGCAACCGCTCGCGCAAACCCGCCACCTCCGCCTCGCCGCGCTGTAACGCCGCGACCAGGTCCACCCGCTGTTGCTCCCACTGCGCCTCGGCTGCCGCACGGGCGGCGATTTCCGCCGCGCTAAGCGCGACGACAGGCGCTTTTGGTTGCGCTGAACGCGCATTCCGCCGCACGATGCCTGCCAATATCCCGCTCATTTAAGGCAGCGTCAATAGGAACTCGTCACCCAGGGTGACGATGCGCTGGTAAGCGGTGTCTAAGGTCACGTTAGTCGTCGTCATTAGGGGCTACCTCGACGGTTTTACGGGGACGGCCACGCCGTGTTGGGGCGACGGGTGCCACCTCGATGGGTTCAACGGGAGGGGGCGGTGCGGAGACGGCGTCCAACAGCTTCTGACCGATGTCCGAAATCTGCCACTGGTTGTTGGTAACGCTCCCCAGGACGACCCACTTGCCATCCCGGCGCACGCGCGCCGTGTTACCTACCAACTCGCCGCCCAGGTGCAGCGCTAGTTCGTCGATGCCCATGCCCACTCCAAGAATAAGGTTGGTTAGGGTAGCAAGTATACCACCCTAACCTGCTACGTGTTGCTAGGCACTGAGTACAGCAGCCCAGTTCTCACTACCGAGCGAGATGTAGAGCCCGGTCATGTTGGCAGCCAGGGCCTTGGCGGCATTGGCAGAACCGTTGTTGATCGCACCACCAGTACGGGGGTAGACGTTCAGCGCAGCGTTGGAGCTGTTGACGATAGTCACCATGTCGCCACGGGCATAGTTAGCCGGCAGAAGAACACCGTCGTTGGCGTTGCCTGTGGTGACGTAGTTAATACTTCCGGTCAGCGCCGTTGCCCCTGCCTGCGTCTGCGTCGTGCCCGCCGTCGCGGTGGCGTAGCCACCAATAAAGCGGGGCTTACGCTTCAGCACATTCTTCGTAATACGCATCGTTGTATCCTCAGAGGGGGCTTAGCCCCCTCAATCAAGGTCGGTTAGGCGCTAAGCACGGCAGCCCAATCGTTGTCGCCCAGGGAGACGTACAGGCCGGACATATTGGCGGCCAGGGCCTTGGCGGCATTGGCGGTGCCATTGTTAATCTGGCCATCCGTGTTGGGGTAAACGTTCAACGAGGCCGCAGAACTGTTGACGATGATCAACGAGTCCCCCAGCGCGATGTCCGCTGGTAACTTGACACCATCATTGGCGTTGCCGGTGGTGACGAAGTTGATTCCACCCGTCAGGAGGGTGGCCCCAGCCTGAGTCTGAGTGGTCCCCGCCGTCGCGGTCTCGTACCCGCCGATCAGACGAGCATTTTGCATTACGTTAGCCATGGTTAGTCTCCATTAGGCGCCAATCAGGGCGGTAGTCAGGGCCTCGGGCTTGATCACCTTGCGGCCGTAGATGGACAGGCCGCGCATGATGTCACCGAAGTCAGTGGGATCGCGCATCGGCTCCGTCTTGTTCATAGTCGCCGCAAAGCTGATGGCGTGCTTGGTACCGGCCACGATCATGCGCCGGGGCAAGGCATTGGACACAGAAGCGCCCGAGGACACCGCAGTACGGCCAGGCACCAGGGCTTTGGCCGTGGTCCCGCGCGGCAGCAGGTTGCTGACGTAGGTGGTGAAACGGTCGATCTGGCCAATCTTACCGGAGCGGATGGTCGAGGCGTTGTCGCCAGTGAAGAAGCTGGCGGCGATGTCCGACTGCATGAGGATGTGGCGATCATAGGGGGACATGATCAACCAACGGCCCTCAGACGGCACGTTCTGCTCATCGAGCACGGAGGCCATACGCAGAATAGCGTTGAGCACGTTCTCCGGATCAGAGGAGCTGATCGGGGCGGTGTCGGTGCCCAGGTTATAGGCAGCGGACAACTCACCAGCGGTAGCGCCCTTATTGTTGGAGTCGGGGCCTTCGGTAACGAAGCTGTTGAAGAAGACCTCTTCCTCAATGCTGATCTTGAGCTGCTTGGCCGCTTCCTCAGTGAACATGTTCATGAGGTCGAGGTCAGCCTGCTTCTGGAGCAAATCAGCGACTTTGACGCCGTAGTACTTGCCCTTGTTGATCTGCATATCCTGGTAGATCGGGGTGGGGACCTCGTACTGGAGGTTCATGCCCACTTCGTAGTCGCGGATGTTCATGGCCGACGTGGTGCGAATGCGCACCGTATCGCCAATTGATTTGATCTCAGATTCGTAATCTACATTACAAATCTCCGATAGCATGGTCTGCTCGTAGAACTTTACCGAATTTCACACAACACCTACGCATGTTGTGGACTCCGACTGTCGCATAGCCCTTTTAGCTGCTAACGCCGCGTGCATTTTACGAACGCTTTCGGCATGTTCAACAGGATCGCGCTGGTGCTTAGGCAAATCGCGGATCGTGCTGAGTAACGCAGGTAAGTTGGGCTTCGGTTCATTCAGTCTGTGCGGGTGCGCCTTCAAGTGCTTTAGTGCGGCCTTGATGTTATCTCCATCTCGGAAATGTCCCATCGCCGCGCACTTCAAGATGATCTCTGCCTGGTCGCGTTTTACGATCATGTACCGGTGTATAGGCTCAAACAGCTCAACCACCTTGGACGCCGGCAAGGCAATTTGGAGTTGCCTTACGCGGCCTTCACACATGTCGTTTATGCGTCCGCCGAATTGCTTCTGGATAAGCTCTATGCCTTCAGTGTCAAACGCCGAGGCGGCGATATGAAACACTAGATTGGCATTGCCGGATGGCCGAGTGATACGTTCGACTGAGATGCAACCATCCCCGTCAATGTACCCAGCCAGCCAACCACGCGTCGGATGCGTTGGCAACGGTAGAGACCGTTGCTTGCGCTGTATCTTCAAGTACTCACGCACCGTGGGAATCTCTTCCCGTTCGATGCGCCGAGAGCACACATCCATACAGACATCCGCGTAGTGGCGCTTGACTACCAGAAACTGCCGTATCCTGTTTAGGAGCGCAAATGACTGCGGGTTGCCACCAAAAACAAGGTGGGTATACAGTTGCCCGTTTACCTTTACCTGGTTGTAGCTGCCACCTAACTCCTCTTGGAATCGTTGCAGGACTTCATCTTGGGTGGTTTTCTGGCTGAAGCTGACAGACATTTGCGGGGTCTTGCAGTCCGCGTGGAACCGCACACCTATACTGCCATCAGCGTCAAGAAAACCTGCGATATATTTTGGGCTTAGCGTTGCCATACGGCTGCTCCTAAGCGTTGTCGCGCTTCCCTCGGGTTTTCAGTACCTCGATACTGCGTTCCCGTTGTTTAGAACCAATTTAGGCTGCTCACGATCTATTTGATTAAAGCAGCTTCTTCGACCACAGGGTTGGGATGAAGGTACCGGAATAAGCCGGATCGGTGGTATAGGGGGCGTTGAGCGGATACACAACGCCGGGGGTAACGGTCGCCATATCGGTCTCCAGATGACACAGGGTTTTACTATGCCGAGACCGGGCGACCGTGTTAGCAGGGGTTAGACGCTAATGCGTCCCTCCGCGTAAGCCGCGCTGATCTCAGCGTCTAAACGCTTTGCCTCGTCAATGCGACCTTGAGCGGTCAGGTGCTGGATGCGATTGAACAACGCATCCGCCTCGCCCATGGTGTACGTCTTCTTAGCCCCGGATGCGGGCGCGGAAGCCGTTGCACGACTTGGCTGGACTTGACGCTGCAACTCTTGCTGACGACTCACGGCGGGGGTGGGGGCGGGCTGCGCGGGGGCCTGGCTTTTGCGCCAGAGGTCCACGTAACCTTTCACCGCCTCGACATCCCCTTTGGCATAGGCCGCCTGAGCGACCGCTCGCCGGGGGGCGCGCAACAACGGATCATAAGCATTCAGCCACTCCACCCAGCTCGGGTCATTGTTGACCTGTTTGAAATCTGGGATGGCGTCCAGCAACTGGGTCTCGAAAGAGACTGTACGCACCTGGGTGCCCTGCTGGTGAAGCTGTGCCTTCAACTCCTCGACCTGCTTACGCAATTCCCGAGTCGTATCCAGCGTAATCCGCCGTTGAATGTCGACAAAGTCTGCGCCGTAGTTAGCAACATCTTCGTCCGAGACGTACTTCTCCGGTTCCTTGGGTTGCTCAGCCGGTGGAGGAGGGGCCTGCATCTGCTGCTGCATCTGGGCGAGCACGCCCTGCAACTCACGAACTTGGGCATGTAAGCGGGGCACCTCTGCGTCGTACTTGCCTTGCAAGCGACGGTACTTGTGCTCCCACTTCTCCTCCGGCACTTCCTGGGGTTCCGGGGGTACGTCGGATGACGCTACGGGGGCCGCCGTAACCGGCTCGGGACTTGGCTCGGGGGCGGGAGGGGTTTCAGTCTGCCCGTCAGGCGGGGTTTCCGGCTCAACGGGGGCTTGAAGTTGCTGCTCCAGCGCAGCGAGTTCTTCCGTCGCGGCAGCGACGGCCTTAGGTAACGTCATGGATCATCTCCAGAGGGGCCAACGTGGACTAACGGGGCCGGTTACCCGGTGAGCCGTTAGTGGGACTGGTCTGCCTTGGGTGGCCGGGAGCCTCAGCTCAACCGACCCAGGGCTTCGGGGGCCTTGATAATGGCCTGAAGCAGGTCTTTCAGCACCGCGTACTCCCCCTGCAAACGGTAAATCACCATCGACGCATCGGCTTTCGCCATCTGATCGCTGGTCTTCACCATCACATCCGTCAACAAGTCGCGGAGCGGGGCCATTTCTGGTGAGCCGCACCGGGCAAGTGCCTGGATTTGCTGGGGAGTCGCGCTG